TCATCATACTTCTTCCATCTATTTGTATAGCCGAGTAACTGGTCTAATAGAACCAAGGTTTCAAGGCTAATCTTATTTCGAGCAAAGTGTCTGTAGAGTATAGGATGTGAACCGTCTTTCATTGTGAACAATTCGTCAAACGTTTCTTCTACATTATAAAGATAATCCATATCTTCGGAGAAGCTGTAGGAAAGAGATTCGATCCTTGTTTTCCATTTCTTCATCACAGTCTCATTGTCTGAGCTGAGTAGATTGCCTATCCATTGCTTTTGACCAGCACTGTAATTAGCCACTAAGAACTTTACAAAGTCCTCACGTTTAAATTTCTTTGATGCTTTCTCGAAGAAATACTTATCCTTGCGGACTTGGTAGGATGATTCATTGGCTCTTACTTGGCCATTGTATTTAAAGTAATCATATGAATCACGGGTGAAGTGTTGCTGTACTGCTAAGTACGTTTTGTAACAATCAAATCCAGACATAATATCATCACTGCTCATATTAAATAGGTAGTCGTGCGCCTTTCGCTAAGAAGTTTAGGTCTTGCGCTTCAACCTCTAACTTCCCCTTAATGGTTGTGTTAAGTAACTTAGCAGCAACATCAATTTCTAATCCATTCTTTTCACAATACCAGACAACAGCATCAAGATACGTTATCCGCTTATCTATAACTGTTCTCTCGATTGTCTCTGAGAACTTTGCGGTAGTCATTACGTCAACCATTTATTTACCCCATCTGTAGAAGATATGATCTTCAATTTCAATTGTTTTGCGCTTCGTAGCCGCCCAGTCTGGAAGAACATAGTCTGCGTGATAATGTGTTGCTCCCTCTGTTATGTCTATTATAGCATTATTTGATGTGAATGTCAACATAAGTTTATGTATTTTATTATATGTGTTCCAGTCGAAGATGGTATCAGCTTTGCCGTCACACCACCACGAGAACTGACACTTGTGTCGTATAGGTATCGGAGAACCGTCTCTCCAGCTTGGACGGTACAGGCTTTGTGTAACTACACCTTTGATTGTATTCGGGAATCTCTTGTCACCTACCCTGTTTAGAGTAACGCTCGCGACAGCGAGTTGTCCAGCTATGCCTTGATTCCTTGCTTCAAAGTAGACGTTCTTGGCAAGCCATGTAACCTCTTCATCACTATACTCCTCAGCGCAAACAGCCTCGGGATATAGAAGTGCTAATGCTATTAATGTTGCATTAATAAAACCTAAAAAAAGTAGCGCCAAATAATTCTTCATAATCAATACCAGTCGTCAGTTATATACTCGATCCATTTATGTGCATCATTAAAATCTGTGAAGAACCTTAGTTCTGTCTCATCTAAGAATGGATGGATAGCAAACACCATAACTTGGTCTTCACCAAGCGTTGATATTTTGACTCCCCAGCCATTAATAATGAGCATATCAAAAGAGCGAAACGTGTCACTTTGGATAGGTCTATTGTTTTCCCATTTACTCAATGTAGTCATGCCTCCATCCCATCAATTCCTTTAGTTCTGGTGTCCATTCTTCTTTAAACCAATCTTCATAAGTTCGATCACCGTAGACGGCGTCTTGGTCAGCAAGATATAAGTAGCCATGAAACATAGTGTTATCTAGATACTGCGGTATGTTATGTTTCTTCAGACTATTACTGAACACTATATACTCCCAGTCACCAGTGCCGTCTACATAAGAAACCATTTCTAGATATTTATTAGGTATAAGGTATGTGCAATGGACTGTTGAGACTAATATCTTCCCGATCACGTTCCTATCATTTACAGGGTGATAATACCGATCCTCTACATCAAAGTATCCATTCTCACATGACCTGTGGTGGAAGTTTGCATATCCGCGAGAACTGCCTAATCTAAGTAGTGGTCCAATAACTCCCAGATTCCTATCATTATAGAGAGACTGTATCACGCGAGGAGCTATAAAATTATCACAATCTACAACAACGTAGTGTGCGCTATGCCTTTTTGCGTAGGCTATTGAAGCGTCTCTAATTTTACCTAAGATATTGAACCTTTCTGAATTCCACTCATGCTCCCCAAAAGATTTCAAATTTTCGTCAATGTCTGAATTATCGTAGTACACTGACTTATACAGGTGACTATACTTAGCTACAAAGTCATCTAGTATTTCTTTTGTTCTGTCATTGTTATCATTAGTGCGTATCCAAAGACGCATCCTATCTTTCGGAAAGTCTTGGTTCAATATGCATTTGAGATAAAGGTCTAAACAGTACCCTTTGTCTTTTGCTAAGATTGCTAATACAACATCACTTCTTTGGTTGTCCCATTTACTCATTGTGGTCATGCTCCTACTGATTCTTTGTATCTAGCTATCGTATTGATACAATCGCCGATGTGGTCATCTCTTTTCTCTATAAACACTTGCGGCTCTGACTCACCCTCAACAGCAATAACAATCACAATCTGATCAATAGGAATGCCAGTCCTTTCTTCAAACATTACACAGTATGCTGCTGCCTGCTGAAAGTATGCGCCGATGTATTTTTTAGATTTAATTTTTGAAGATGTTTTGTAGTCTATGATTGATAGTCTGCCGTTGAACTCAGCCACACAATCGACTCGTCCCGCAATACCCAGATAGTCTGAGTAGAGTGGACATTCTTGAGCGTATACCAAACCAAGAGATTTATCGAGTGTTCCCTTGACGGAGTTGAACATTGCTCGTTCGTGCGGGAGGAACTTAGAGCGGTCTAGCTCATTATTCACATAGTCTTCACACATTTGGTGGACATTTGTCCCGCGCCGAGCAGCCTGCGTGGAGATACGGTTGGCTTCCTTTTCGCCGACCCGCTTCCTCCACGCCGCAATACCTTCACTTGATAGAACACTCAAGGCTGTTGTTATGCTAGGATAAAACCCTTTTGGCGTAACGTAGTGTCGCTTGCCGTGGATTGTGGTTGTCTCTAGCTCAGTGAAGTCTATCTTCTTGTGTTCAAATATCATATAAAAGTCTCATCAGTAAGATATAATTATAACCTATTTCCGAAGAATAGGCAAGGTAAATAATTGGCTTTTAACTATAAATCCCCATTTTATAGCAGGTCTCTAGATACTCCCTAACAAAGTCTGAACGGACGATATCCTCTGGTCCAAAGTCTACGCTATCAAAGGAATCCATCCTTGACAGAACATCAATGAACTTTTCGCAGCCTGATTCAGTACTGTATCGCTCGCTTGATAGATCGTCCTGCTTACCGTCACCCGAGAATATGATTCTTGAGTTCTCACCCACTCGTGTGATGACAGTGTTTAGTTCTCCCCATGAAAGGTTCTGGAATTCGTCGACAAGAACAATAGCGTCATCCCATGTTTGGCCACGGACGAATGAAGTTGTGGTGAATACCACTTTTTGCTTTTGTTTCAGGACTTGATATGCGTCACCTCTGCCAAATAGATCGGTGAAGATTGCTTCGTATGGTGCTTCATAGACCTTGGATTTTTCTTCGATCGATCCAGGAAGAAAGCCCATATCTCTAGATGGAACAACACTTCTCACGATGATCAGCTGTTGCTTTTGGTCTATCTTTTCCATGATGTCACGTATTGCTAAGTAACATGATAAATACGTCTTACCTGTGCCAGCGCACCCGTGTAGAACGTTGTTGTAACCGTTGTTGTATGATCTAAAAACATCTCGCTGTGTATCCGTCAAAGGCTGGATCTCGCGGAGCGTTAGCCCCACTGACTGTCTGTTTCTTGCTCCCCTTGCCTTTTTATCTTTTTTCTTCTGCCTCTTATCAATATAATCGTCGAACTCAGTTATATTTTTGTTCCGCGCAAAAGTGGATGACATAGCGTCTCCTTGTGGATTAATTTCGGTTAGTGGATTGATATACTACGACGTATTATTTTCCTTAGCACGCTTCTGGTGCTTCTTGGTTATCTCATTTATTTTTGCTTGCTTGACTGTTCGCCCACCGACTTTATCGGCAAGTGCCGTATTCTGGTGAGCATCTGCAATGCGCGAAAGGTTATCGTTCCAACCTGCATCTTTATTTGTAGTGGATGTTCCCGACACCAGAGATGGCGCTCGAGTTATCACTTGCTTGATGTGTGGGTTTTGTTCCAAGAACTCTTCCCTGCTTGATATAGACATCAGTAGCGTTTCGATCTCGCCCGTCACTGTGTCCTTAAAGTCGTACAACGGCATAATAAATCCAATAATGTATCATAGTATAATCTTATTTAGCAAAAGTAAATACTTCACCATTGCTCTCCAACAACAAAAAAGGGGAGACAAAACGCCTCCCCTCCCTTTTTACGATCTAAACTTAGAACTTGTATTTAACATTAGTTTCAAGTTTGTGTGACCAATCGTCAACATGGAAACTTTCTACTTTAGCTTTGAATGTGAAGTTGCCTACACTCTTGGCATAACCAGCTTCTGCTGATGTACCAACATCAAAGTTAAAACCATTACCAAACTTACCTAACTCAACATAGCCATTGCCAACAGATGTACCGATGCGGATGTCGCTTCGAGTATCATCAAAAGAGCCGAGAGAATCGAACTTATCAAACGCTACATCGTTTTCGTAAACAACATAGCTGTCTGCAGATGCAGTAGCTGAAATAAATAACGCAACTAATGCGATCATGCTTGTTTTTAAAGTATTCATTTTTCTTTCCTATCTTTAGTTTTATTGATCACACTACACAGGATCGTAGAGTATGATATTAGCTCCTCTAATGGAACCAATTTGGTTGACTACGCTTTGTCCATCTAGCGAAGTCTTTTTTCTCATTTAAGTAATACGAACGGTATGCTTCAATCGTGTCCGCATTCTTACAATAATCTGGCATACATTGGGGGAATGGTGTCAATCCAATGTCATCAATATTCTTTGGTGGCTCAGCAAGTAACTCTCTCAGCTTGCGATCCGTCTCGTGTACCTTACCATATCTGTAGGTGTATTCATCACAAAGGGC